AGAACCTTTACTTCACCTGCAAGCTGCTCTTCAGCTTTCCATGCAGTGCGAAGATCGTTCACGCAGAAACCAGGAGAACGAATTGCTGCCTGCTGGAGATTGTAGCTCTTGAGCGTGCGAGCAAACTCAACCACCTGAGGGGTTGGGTTACAAGTGTTTCCAGTTCCATCGTTAGTGCCAACATCTTCCCACGCAGTCGAGGATGCGTTAGGAACAGTTGTGCGCTCTTGGATGAGGGTCTGGATGGATTCACCCATTCCGGCAGGGAATGTGTCTTGTTTAATGAGACGATTCCAAGGATCGGTTGCGATGAGTTTTGCCGAAATCATTTCACCGATTCGGCCTGCTTCTTGTTGGAGCTGATTGTTTACATCAGCGAGATTATATTGTGCCATAATTTTATCTTTCTAAATTTAAGTTTAATTTGTGAAATGCAAAAGTGTTTGAGTTACCGAATGCAATTCTGTTTAGTTTTTCTTTGTTGAGCCACATCAAAGACCTTTCGGATTTATTAAGCTCAGTTTTATTTACTGATGTTAAGGAATCAGCGATCCGTGTAAGATTTTTAAACAAGCCTTACAACTTGCATTGCGAGAAATAATTTAAGTTGTTTAAATATGCAAGCATTATTTTTAATAATAATTAAAAAAAATAGAGTGGGGCTTTAATCCCACTCTATTCAGCATCTACACCAGACGCAAATGTTATACAGAAATCCTACTTACTAGGCTCTTAACAAAGTCATCTGTATCAACCTTTGTGTAGTCAACTGACTTTGCTGCTTCTATTGGACTCTTAGGAGAATTGCCGCCAGCGGCAGCTGGAGCGCCTCCACGGAGTTTTACATTATTGTCCCTCGCCTCGCTTAGTTCTTTCTGCAATGAAGATATTTGATCAACCAAGTCTGGAAGAACTGTTGCACCCAAGATGCCATAGACTTTCAAGTTTTCAGGCCACTCATCATAACCCATTACTTCTTGTTGAAGTTTATTGATGTCTGGTCGCTTGTCTTCCGGCAATAGGCTAAATACTTTTTCACTAATCTTTGGCAAGACTTCGCTCACAGCAGTTTCACGCTGTGCAATATATTGCTTATATTGTTCTTGCTGCTCCATACTATTACGCTCCATAGAAGCCTCGTATGCAGCCTTTGAATTGGATTCAAGATCAGACTTGCGCTTCTCAATTTGCAGAAGGTTATCAGATAACGCCCACACCTTTGTCTTGTCACGCTCAGACCAATCAGCAATAAGGCTTTCAAGTTTTGCTGGATCACCATTTGTATCGGCTTGAAGTGCGTCAATAAGATCGCCTGTATCAGTATTGTTTCTTTGCGAAAAGAATTCAGCGTCTTGAATGATTTGATTCAATGGCTCAGTAATATACTGCTTCCATTCACGAGTTGATTGAACTCTGGACATATAGAGTTCACCATCGAGTTCTTCTCGTTCTTTCTGGATTGCTTCAAGCTGTTCTTTAAGTTCAGCAACTTCCCTTGCGGCTTGCTGACTTTCTTCTCCCATAGCTTTTAGTTCAGCGAGTTCTCGCTGTGCATTCTTTAGATCAGACTCAGCTTGCTTTAGCTCTTTCCACCGAATCTTTGCTTTGTCTTCAGTAGGCTCTGCTTCTGACTGAACATCTTTTGCAGGAGCTTCAGTTTTATTTTCCTCAACTCCTCCATTGGAGTTATTCGACGCTTCTTGCTTTGCTTCCGTTCCTGGTGAAGTTGGAGTAGGTTCAATTGGCTTACTCTCCTTCGGCGGCTGGATCGATAGGTCATTGTTTGCAATGGATGTTAGCGCACTCCGTAGATTGGAGATTGCTGAATCTGTGGATACTGGTGCTTCTTGTGTTTGTTCAGACATAGTTATTTATTTTTTGATTCCTGCACGATGACGGTCGCCCCAAGATTTGTTCTTAGTTCCAACGCTCGTTTTCTTGCCGGAAGTTGCTTTAGTTACTGCTTTAGTAGTTTCTGTTGCTTTCATGTTATTACTCCTGTTGATTGTTTGTTTGCATTGAAAGGCGCTCTGCCTCCAATATTTCATCCTCTGTGTATAATCCAGTGGACAAAAGTTTTTTCCTCGCTTGAACGATATACTCTTTATCTAAGTCATTCAATTTCTTTTGAGATACTTTAGTAAGTAGCGTTAGCTTGTTCAAGAAATCTTCTGCACCAATAGACTTGGCTGCTTCAATATCAGTTGGAGCTTTGGGAGCGCATTCTAGTCTAACAATAGTAAATGCCTCTTTAAGAAGCGGAGACTCCAGAAGTGAAGTTAGTTGAGATACTTTGTCAGAGTTTAGTTGGAATAGTTGTCTTTGTGTCATGCCCTAATACCTTCGCGTTGAATCTTACTCGCTACCTCTGCATCACGCAAGGCAAGTTTTTGCGATGCTTCTTGCTGACGCATAATCATTTTCTGTTGATGGGACTGCATATCCATCTCAAGTTTGGCTTGGCGAACTGCTCTTTCAGAATCAATCTTTGCCAATATAGCGGGATCAATTTGTGGTTGAGGTTGCTCTTCTTCTCCCTGCATCATTGATTGCCGCTCTTGTTCTCCCATTAGCTTCTGAACCTTCAGAGTTCCATTGTGCAGAATCTCATCTGCATTCTGCAATACTTGTCGGAACATAGCAGACTCGCTACGCATTTGTGGGTCTTGAGATAGAAGCTCAACGTGTTGTGCAACGTGTGCATTAAGCGCATTGATTCCTCCAAGCATAGGAGCAAGCTGCATTGGGTCAAGTTCAAGCAACTCTTGAGCCTGCGACACAAGCGGGTTGAGTGCTTCTGTGTGAATCTTGGCATGAACAAGGTTATTCTGACCATCAAGGACTTGGATGCTACCGCCAGCAATAAGTTGGTTGTTCTCAACTTGAGCGATAGATGCGTCAACCGTAGGACGATCAGACTCACCAGGCTGAACTGCATAACGAGCAGCATTCTCATATCCTGCTGTTTCAGATGCAATGTCCCAAATAAGATTCTGTTTGCCGAAATCTGGCAAGCTACCAAATATTCCCATGAGTCGATCAAACGAAACCATACGAGCGGCTTCAGAACCTGCGCCCACCGGTTTTGTTACACGTAGCCTATCAACATCGAGGTTGAAGAATGCTTGAAGATACCGATCCTTTGCGCCAAATGATTCAGAGCCACGACGAAGGAGACGCTTGTGTAGCTCAATAACTTGCTTCCCTCCGGGTTCACGGGCATCGTAATCTTTACGCTTCATGCGACGAACCATTTCACGAACCAAGGATTCCCATGGATCAAAGAATAGATTCAAACTTGACACGCTCATTTTAGCAATATTGCTAAGTTCAGCGCGTACTTGTGTAGCTGACTTCTCAACAGAAGTATTAACCAAAGACTCCGTATTATAAGCAGATGTTCTTTCACGGAATAGCTGCGTAAATGCGCTTACAATCGGAAGAGTTCCATTTGATACATTGGGAACTATAGTATCCTTAATTACATCAATTCCGGGTGAAAGCAAATTATAAATTCCATTTGGGATAAACTGCATTTCTTGCAAAGCAGTCTCATCTTTTGGCTGGAATGTTGGAGCAGAACCAAACGATGCGATCTCAAGCAAAGAGCAATATGCTCGATTCAATGCGCCATTGATTGCGAACACATCGTATCCCTGCCCACGAACGCCATGGTAGTATCCATTAGTCCCAACGCCATAAGTAAACACAGTGTATGCCTGATAACTATTCTCAAATCTTCCAATCTTCTTGAACAAGAAGTCTTGGACTGAATTGTCATCATTTATCATAAAGTGTGATACACGATTATCAAACTCTGTGACCCACAAATGAACCACGCGAATTGATTGTTGGTTGGCTGCTTGAGTAGTGAAGAACAAATCATTGTTCCTCAACTCCATCTCCAACTTCTCCCAATCATACTGCCTAAAGTTATAATAGTTGTTGTTATTATTTACAGATTGGATGATTGCTCTACGGCAAGCCTCAATATTGAACCCGTGGATTCTTGCAGTCTCCTCGTCTTTAATCAACTGATAGAGTTGCGTTGGGCTATAGAAGCGAAGGCAGGCAGCAACATCAATGTTGTCTTGACCAATCTCCGTCTTGCGAGGGATTTTGAAGTCAGACATATCTGTTGCCTTCCAACGCCAATCCCACTCATCGTTGAACATAACAACTCCAACGCCATGCTTAATAAAGCTATTGCACAGCTTGAGGTATGTTGGGAAGAAATTGCGCCAAGAACGAATTGCGGCAGTAACCTCTTGAGCGACTACCTGTGAAAGTTCATCATTCTCTGTTTGCGATCCGTAAAGCGTAGGGCATGAGAAGAATGTTTGCGGTGCATTGATAATGTCTGTATATCCAGCAAGTGCTGTATCGAGGACTTGTTTCGCGAATCCCCAAGATACATTTACGCGATATGCCTGTCCTGCGTTAATCAACGCCCTCTCATCGTATGGTCGCTCGTTATCATACGCAGCATCAATCTTACTGCGGTCAAAAGACGAAACGGCATCCGCTCGTCGTAGTGTCTCCCAAATCTCATAGGCCGATTTTGCATCCTTGATACGCGAACAAGGAGGACTTCCATCTTTAGAAATTGTCGCTAATACATCGCTCATTCTTCAGTTTCCTTTTGTTTTTTCTTAAAGGATTTAATGTTGGATATACGCTGCTTATAAACTTTGGATTGTTTTTCTGCGTCAGAATCCGAGACATCTTCAATGTCTTCAATAATATCTTTAGCGTCCTCAACTGATAAATTCTTTAACATCTTCATGTCTTTGTTATTATTGTCCAACAATAACTTGAAGAGAGAACTATCCTTGCAACCATGCACAAGAACAGCACCTTCATCCACTGGATTATTCCAATGAACATCCCAAGCTAAATTGGCGTCTGAATCACATATAATACTTTTCCCATTATTGCGATAGTTTTTTGTTCTCCAATTATTTTGGATCAATGTTGAGTTTTTCATGCGGTTAACAACATACCATTGGATAACATGAGTCCAATGCCTTGTTGTCATAGACATGGAATTCAATACAGGAGAAAGGCATATTTCTCTGGAATATACTCCAACTTGCGCCATTCTGTTTCCGGCCAATGACTCTGGAAGAAGCTCTCCATTCTCCCCTTCATAAACCCTTTCTCTTGCTCCAAGGTAAATACAGGGATCACGCTTTTCTTTAACTGCCTTTGTAGTATCTGCGTAATACTCGTCTGATATAATATTGAGCCAATTAGGTTTAATGATTGTTGTATCCAATTCAAACCACAAAAATGCATCAACATCTTTCTTTCCAGAAATATATCTACAGAATTGCTGGAAGTAAAAGTTGCACGACATAGGCCACCCCAACATCGTGTCATCAAAGATTAGAGTTTCGGAAGCGTCAAATAGATGTTTAATCTTGCTCTCAAGATCAAGAACATCCCGCTCAACTTCGCGTGAGCCAAATATAATCAACTCATGGTCTGAGCCAGGCTTAAATGTTTCAAGTGATTTAACAAGGTTAGGGATCAGATTACGATCATGCCGCGATACGGGTATAGCTAATTTCATTTAGAACAGAATTGAGAATGTTGCGTTGAATTTGATTGGAGATGATGGGTGTTGTTCGTCAGCGAACTCTTGGCAGTTCACCTTCCGCCACACCCGCCGAGGCATAAAGTAAGCATACTCGTAAATGCCACGAGAAATAATGATAACTTTAAAGCCTGCCCTATCAAGCATGAATCCGCTTCCATCGATTGCGCGTGATACCGCAAGAGCAAGTGGAGACTTTGTAGGGTCGTGTTTAATTCCGTTAACATAATCTTCTGGTTTAACAATAATTTCAAAATCAATGTCTGGACGCTTTTCGTCAATGAAAATCTCTGACTTTGTTTTGTGTATTCCCAATGCTTGTAGGAGTGTCATGGCGTATGGAAGATAACATATTGTGATTTCATTGCAATAATAATTTGTGATAATTCAAATTTCTTGTAATATATTTTTATGAATTTCGCTCCTATTTTTGGCGATCCAATGGATGGCTACTTGCATCAATATGGATTTAACTGGCGCAAGAATACTCACCAAATAGCTATTGAGCTGGCTATGTTTCGTGAGAAGATTAAAAACAGAATACCTAAAGACACTGGTGGCGTTGATACATTTCACCACTTTCAAAGGATAGCAAAAGCGTTTTGGCCGGAAAGAGACGCGAAGGCTGCTGTAAATTTCATTTGGCATCCATGGGCTGAACGAATGATTCGCGCAGCTTGTGACCATGAGTATCTTGCCATAGCTGGGTCTGGTGGTTGCGGTAAGTCTGAAGCATACGCAATTTGGGCTATCATCAACTATCTTTGCGATCCAGAGAATACAACTGTTCTTGCAACATCCACTACGATCAAAGCATCCAAGCAACGTATATGGGGAAAGATCACAAGGTATTGGGGGGTGTGTGAGCAACTTGGTTTGCCGGGGCATCTCGTAGATTCGGAGAACAAGATTAGTTATGTCGGTAGAGATGGAAAGCGATCAGACCTTTCTGGCATTGTGCTTATTCCTGGTGAGAAAAAGAAAGAGCGTGACGCTACTGGCAAGATGCAAGGTATCCACAACAAAAATGTGATCTTTGTTGCTGACGAACTTTCAGAGTTATCTGAAGCTATTACTGAAGTTGCGTTCTTTAACTTGTCCAAGGGTTGCGAGCGATTCCAGTTTATCGGCATTTCAAACCCGGCTTCCTATGTTGATGCGTTTGGTAAGTTCGCCAAGCCAAGCGGAGGATGGGATTCTATTGATGTGGACGATGAAGAGTGGAAGACAGATCGTGGAGTGTGTTTGCACTTCGATGGCCTAAAGAATCCAAACATGATCGTACGAAAGAAGATTTATCCATGGATGGAGGGTCCACAAGACTTTGACAAGATTCCAGAAGATGCAAAGAACACATCGTCATTCTGGCGTATGTATCGTGGATTTTGGTGTCCTGCTGGTATCACGGATCAAATCTATTCTGAGATTGAAATCATCAACTCTAAAGCTACAGACAAAGCTGTGTGGTTAGATAATGAAAAGATTAAGGTTGCGTTCCTTGATCCATCATTCACAAACGGAGGAGATAGAACTGTGCTTTACTTCGGAACAGTTGGAAAACTTGCTGAACCGCATGGTTATCGAGGACTTCAGTATGACGAGTTTATTGTATTCAGCGAGGATGTTACTGACAAATCAATGACAAGATCACAACAAGTTGTGCAATGGTTTCGCAATGAATGTATGGCGAGAGGTGTTCAGCCCAAGAATGCAGGATATGATAAATCCGGTGCTGGTGGTCCGCTAGGAGATTTTATCTCCGTAGCATGGTCAAAAGATGTATATGGGCTTCAATTTGGTGGGCGAGCATCTGAAAATCCAGTGTCTGCCTATGATCCAACTCCATCACATGAAAGATATGTTAACTCTGTATCTGAGATTTGGTATTCAGCCAAAGAGTATATGCGCACTGGTCAGATCAAGGGCATAAGCGATGACTTGCTGCGGGAAATGTGCATGAGAAAGCTTGATCCAAATGGAGAAAAAAACCTAGCTCTCCGCATTAAAGTTCTGCCTAAATCTGAAATGAAATCAAGGTTTGGTATATCACCCGACATTGCTGACGCAGGGATGGGTCTACTGGCTCTTGCAAGGGAAAGATTGAACCTTGATAGCACCCAAGCAACAAAAGCGTTAAATACGAACAATAAGGCAGCAAGCAGCGGATGGAAGCAAGCGTTCAGCAAGTTCCGTTCTATCTATTGATCAATCCCTGCTGTTTGTCTCGGTGGAAGATAACAGCATCATTGCGTATGATGTGATTGTCTCTTGGGAAAATATGCTGGTTGCATCCACCTTTTGAGTAGTCACCATAGGTATGTTGAATCAACGGAGTAAAAGAAACCAATGGTTTAATGTTCTTTATTGTCCATCCATCCCATCCATCGTTTTTGATTCCTGCTGGTATTAGCTTTCTGGCTAAACCTCCATACACGCCTATCCCTCCAACAATATCGCGAGGAGGGTGAGTGTCACTTGATAGCATGATATGTTTCCCAAGCTTACGATATTCTTTCTCAAGCGCAGCAACCCATCCTTTTTTGAGTGGGATGCTATCCGGCTCAAGCCAGATGAAAGTCTCATCACTCATCGCGTTAAACGCTTGCTGCAACGCATGATTATTTCGTTCTGGATAACTGTTTATCTTCTCATCGTTCTGGATAATTGTGACGACAGTTCCATCTAACTGCTTGCAGTATTGAACAAGTTTATCAACTTCTGCTATTTGTGATTTTGCTTTAACTATTACAGCTTGCATAAGATTATTTCAATAAATGCCTCAACTCCATTTGATTCTTCAAATGTTTGATCCACGCTCACAGAAGTGCCATAGTTATAATTATTATCTACCAGCATTACTCTCTTAGCGTAGCAATAAGGAGATAGCTTATCTAAAAATTTATAGATATTCACATGATGCTTTGACGGACTTTGCTCAAAGGTAAAACTCCATGTGCTTTTGTGGTCTGGATTATAGCGAGACGGCCAAACCCATCCCTCATAAAGTGTCCAATCTGGTATTGATATGATTGCGTGTCCACCACTCTTGACTATTTTTAACCACTCAACCATCGCTGCATATGGGTCATTCATATGCTCCAAGCATTGCGATGCGTGTAGGTAATCAAACTCATCTTCAAAATATTCAGATATTTTATTTGCGTCACCCTGCTCTTGATCGAACGCTATGCAGTTGTTATCCCACACCTTGTCCGGCCCGCATCCAACATCAATTCCCTTGCCTTTGATAATTTGACTCCAATTGAAGATTCCAAGCTCATCTTCAATCATCCTACGCCGCATTGCCTTACTTGTCTCGTTCATGTTTTTTGAAGTAGCTCTTCAACGCGTTTTATATCGTGCATGAATCTTTCAACAATTGGGTCATGCTTATGATCGTTAGATGTTTCAGAGATAATCATTTCCTCTATCTCTTTATTTTTTCCAACAACACCATTGCTTCTTGCTTCGTTTATTAAAACATCAATCGCGTAACTTCTAAGCGTTTTAACATTTGTCGTTAACTTCCATCCACCAGGAGGGGATTCATGCTTATCAAGCTTCTGTATCTCTCTTGTTATCTCAATATCAATTCCCGATATTGTTGTGTCTATAGTTCCATCGTAACAAAATGCAGCATTGTCTCGTTTATAGATACAATCTGGTTGCCATAAACAAACCTCTTGAATTGTTTTGTGCTTTAGTCCTTCAGCTACACAATTTGCAGAACTCTGATTACCAATAAAACAATCAGAGCTATTTATAGCAGTTGCAAGTTCAAGGTAATCATTGATTATCAATCGCTGTACCTTGCCATACTTCTTGCAGAAAATATCATATTCATTCTCATGCCCAACGAATAGCATATTGTCGCCAAGTATCTTAACAAGCTGACCCCATGGGAATAGCGGATTCGCATATCTTTGTGTCTTGTTAACAATAATTGCTCCCTTGTATTTCTTATCCACAGGAGCAGTTAGCCAAGGTTTAGACAAGTCCACTTCTTGTTTAACCCACCTTGCATGATTTACTATAAGCGGCCTCCCCCACTCTAAACCACCTTTTCTAAAATCAACGAATGACTCGTCTATGTTTTGATAATTGTATTCCCTGCATTCATCTATGTATGGCTGATATTCAATAAGCGGAGAAAGAAACTTAACAGCCCTATCATTGTTTTGAATATAGTAGTTTGACTTGTATTTTGTAGCAGATTTAACAACTGCTAAACTTAGAATAATATCACCAAAGTCTCTTTCGTGTAAGAAGTTCATATATGTTTCCAGCAATGTTTTATTTTCTTAAAGTCTTGTTTAATCTCTTCACTTAATCCTTCTATTTGGACATCAAGTGGAACATGAACAGCAGCCTTCAATGAACAGCTGCATACAAGGCAAGCTCCAAGATCATTGTCTCTATCTGTCTTTCTGTTTCCAAGGATAGAGCTTAATAGCGTTAGAACAGCCCCCATGCACGCTCCGCATGAAAATTGGAGTGTAGTATTCATTGGACAGGTAGTGCAAATTGCAGCCCTCTTTTCAGCTTCTTCTTGGCTAACAAATGCAGCCTTGCCGGACAAAGTTGATTCAGCCCATGTTTTCATCATGTTCAAGAATGAAAGAACAGATGTTAGTGAAAGTCTTCGTCTTGGTATTTTCTTCATATCTACATTCACGCACATTCTGCCCCAATGCGTATTTTGTTTACACATCTCTGAGATAAACTCTTCCTCCCATGTAGGAGTTAGAAATATATCATTTGCAGCGCAATGATTCTTGTATGACTTACATATTGATCGATAGTCATAATGCTTAAACTCAACTCCAGTTTGTGGAACTTTTATCTTCCACCCGCCGGGAGGTGAGGTTGACTTGTCAATATACTCGTATTCAATCATTCGCCTCGCATCCTTCTTACAGCACGAACTGCCATATCTGATGCTCCAGTAATTTTAATTCCATCGATTGAGTATCCTCCAACATATCTTTGAAGTTGATCATCGTAATCTTTGACAGACATCCTTTCAAGTTGTTTCCTGTTCTTGAACATCCTGTCTGATACAACGCGCCCATACTCACGCACATATGTTTCAAACTCTTTATCTGTCAGAACATCACCAAATCGTTTCTGCGCATTGGCTCTTGTTGGGATTGATGGTCCACTTCCTTTCTGAAGGATAAGCTCATTGAGTTCATTCTCTGGAGTATTTTTAGGAAATGAGAACGCAACTGGAACTCCAAGCTTGTATAGCTTGTCACCCCAGTCATCCGCTCTGATTGGTTGTCCAAGAGCATTAAGCGCTTTAGCACCCATCCATGGTCCAATAACGGGGGTATTAGCATAGATTGCTCCTTCCAATGAAGACCTATCAACCGGATCATTGATGAAGTCAGATATATTTCTTGCAACTGATGCCCCCAATATTGGAACAAATGTTTTACCAAAGAACCCAGCTTGACCAACAAGTTCTTCGGTAATCTTGCCTTCCTTAGAAGCGTCAAACAATGGTCTTGTAAAGGCGGCGTATGGACCTCTTTGAGCCAGAGCAAAGAATGCTGACCCCAGTGCTTCTACAGCGAAATTAAGGTCTTCTGGAGTTTTCTTTGTGAGATTTAATTTCTTTTTAATTCCCCAATCATCTAATGCACCAGCAAGCATAATTGGAAAGAACAATGCTTCGCCACCTCTTCCAATGTTAATTGGAATAATTGTATCTCCCATAACAATATGGATGCTGTATGGCTTCCATTTCTTATTCCATGAATCAAAGAACTGTCTATCAGCTGAATAACTTGGACCATTTCCAGTAATAACAATTTTGAATTTTTTATCATCATCATCATCTGTTGATCCACTTGCAAGTGCAGCCAACCCAAGCATAACAACTGATCCAGCAATAGCGTCTGTTAATCTTTGCTTGTATTGCAAGTCTGTTTGCAAGCTCATTGCATACGGAGACTCTTCGCCTTTGTTCTTTTTATACTTATCAATTCCAAGTCGAATAAATCCATATGGAGAATACCAAGCTGTAGTATGGAATACTCTTGCTGGTACAAGAGCAAATCCATAAACCATCTTGGAGAACACCTGCATCAATGGCCCACTACTTGCCGCGCCGGATGCTATTTTTTGGAGGAATTCAATTGGAAGATAAGACAGCACACCCGCATCAGATAGCCTTTTACTCTCTTCAACAATTCCTTTTGTATCAATTGTTTTGTTTCTTCCAACAGCTTGAAGCGAGTCATTAATTGCAGAATCCAATACGTTTTTGAAGTTAATTCCTTCTGGTGCAAGTGCCGCTGCAATTTCAGTTCGGACTGCCATATCTGCTAAAACACCAGCTCGATCTTTCTCCATTCCTGCCGCAATACTTTCAGCGTATGTTCTTCTGCGCGTATCAAGAATCATATTAGCAATTTCCTTGCGTCTCGCTTGCGGAATGTTTTTTTGTTTCATTGCCTCCATTGCGTAGCGGCTAATGTTTTGATTCTCCAACATCGAAATAGCACCTTGATCCAAAGACGCTAAGACACGTCCAGTAATTTGCGTCATGCCAACAAGCATATTTGCCATGCCGTTCGCATACTCGCCTTTAGCCCATTGAGCTTTTCCTTTGTCAAACAACTCACGCAGAACATTTTGACCATTCAAATACTCAACCACATCATTCATGTAAATTTGGTTTTTGAATGCGTATGAGCTTTGGTTATACCAAGACTTCATGCTATCCAAGAATGTCTCAAATGCCATTGGGATTCTCGATGGTTCTGTAAACGAATAGCGTCCGATATCTGTGATAAGATTTCTGACAGAGAACCCAATAGGTGACGCGATGTTCACGGTTAGCGTTGGAATACCCATAAGCGCCTGACCAACATAATATGCGCCGATGGCATCCTTGAATCTTACTGGCATTTTTGCTTTAACAATAATTGCGTTAAGCTCATGCATTGATTCTGCTTTTGTAACTTCATCAGTATCTGGATTAGAAATAACATTATCCAATTGAACGATGCGTTGGAATTGTTCTTTAGTAAAACCAGACCACCCATTCTCTCTTGCAATAATGCTTTCGACATTCTGCGTCGGATCAAGAACACCAGTTCTGATCGCGTCTTGAATTCTCTTCAATGCGTCCTTGCCAAGTCGGCTATTTCTTGAAAGATAGTTTTGCCACGGAGCGGATTTATTAAGTGTTGTTTCAAATGCTTTTTGTTTCGCTTCTGCAAACTTTTCAGAGATTACGCTTTCGTATAGCTTTGCAGCAGTTTCAGCAGCCTTCTCAGATAGTCCAGCTTCAACCAAGTAATCGCGGATCACGCCTTGCATCCAATTAGGTTCTTGTTGCTTCTCTAATGGCGTTGTTTTGATTCGATCAATGATGACGGCAAGTGATCCTTTTTCAGCGGCAGTCTGAAGTTCTTTAAGCTCACGATCCATCGCTTTGATCTCATGCTGTCTCCATGTGAGTTCTGCGATTGTTTGAGCCTGTGTTTCATCGACTCCAACCTCAATGAGCTTCGCGGCAAGCTGGCTTGTCCACGGTTGCTTGCGCCCCATGTTTGGATTCTGCCTCAAGTCTTGTTGAACAATAACCTTAGCCTTGTTTTCTATTTGCGGCGAGAATGATGGAGTATCACTTAGCTCCGTTGAGAGTTGATTGATGATTGATTGCGCTTGTGCATCAACATTGTTCTTGAGGCTTCTCTGTGCTTGACGCTTTGCATATGCAGCATTCTTCTTTTGTGTAGCCGTAGCATACATATTGTTGAGTGCTTGCTTGAGATAAGACTGGAGATTGCTGTAATCCTCATCCATCTCAATGCCAGTTTCAGACTCTTTAGAAACACCATACACTCTGCGAATAATAGAATCAACGATGTCGTTTTTAACTTGTTCAGTAACTCTTCCGTCATTCTCATTGATGAGTTCGCTAATCTTGGTATTACGCTGCTTGATTTCCGATTTCAGCAAACGCTGAAGCATATTGTCGCTAATCGGCATATTCAACTGCCTACTCATCGCTTCATTCCAAGCATCGAGAATGACATCGTATTTCGCATTTACAGCCTCTGGACTTGAGCCGGATGCAAGTTCACTCTGCCTTCTGCGCTCAATCTCCTCAACGATTCTGCTGTCAGCCTCAAGTCTCTTCTCATCACTCAACTTATTCTCGTTCAAGATGGACGCAACTTTCTCAATGTCGGTCATCTTTGTATTCGTAGGTTCACCTTGAAGTCCAAGTTTGATAAGCGTATTCTTAACAATCCTTGCAAGCTCATTGTTTTGAGCTTGGTCAAGTTCGCCCAATGGTCCGGGCTTACGCTCTTGATCGCTCATCGTCTGCCAGAATGTAGATTCAAGTCCACCTGCGCCTTGATTAACAAGTGCTTTTCGATAATCAACCATCTTGCCGATGATGAGGTTCTGAATGTTTTTGGCTACATTTACTTTCTGTGGGCTGTATTTAATCGTGATGCCTTTGATTTTATTGTCTGCATCTAAATTCTGGAACGAAATAAGAAGCTCTTCCTTCTTCGGTTCGGTTGATTCTTTGATCTTGCCTTCAATAGCCTTAACCACTTTGCGCCCTGTTCTCTTCTCAACCTTCTCAATTTCAGCGGCAACATCATCTGGATTACCAATCGTTTCATCTTCAGCTGCGTTAATAGCATCTTCAACAACCTTTACTTGATCCTTACTTGGCTTATCCGTTCCAAACAGTGTAGCGGCTGTTCTTTCAACCTTCGCCTTGTCTTCTGTCTTTAGCGTATTGAATCCATCAATTTGATATTCCCTCGCAGCTCTCAACGCTTCACCAGCTTCGCTTCTGCCTCCAGCAAGGTTATCAACTGGCATACGATTGATCCTGCGGATAATGTATGGAAGCATTGTCATGTCGCCTTGAGCAGCCAGCTTCGCGGCATAGTTAGCTAAAGATACGGAGAACAAACTTGCCCCCATTCTGGAGTCAGAATTTGTTTCTTGATCAACAACATCGTTAATCTGTCCGGCAAGCGCATTGGCAGCGCCGGACTTTATGTCCAACAATTGCTCTATGTAGTTCCAAGCCTGTTGAGTCGCATTATCTGAAACTTCCGTTCCATCAAAAAACTTGTTTCGTAGCACCTCTTGCGTTTGCTTAATAATCCCTTCTGGAGTTGTAATGATCTCTCCACGCTCCTTACCTGCAACTTGCTCGCGGCGAGGCTCTGCTGCCATCCTACGGATATCTGGAGATGTAGCGCGGAATCTTTGCGAGAGCGGGATTATATTTCCTGCGTCATCGTAAGTTACAGGGTCTGCGGATTTGATTTCAGATGGTTTAGATGCAACATAAATTGAATTTTTATAGTTGAAAGGGTTTTTTAAGTAATATGGTTTTACAATTTGTTCGCCACCATTCATGCGAACAGAATCGGCTGCATAGCTTTCTGCGCTTTCTATATTTGAAGTAAAATAAAACCCTTTACCAAATCGCCCCTCACGAACCTTTCTTTTATCAAACTCTTTTATATCAGTATTTGTGCCGTGCCACACGGGGCCGATGTCATACCCCGCCGCTTTAGCCGCCTCATCCACCATCCTCTGTGCAGTCTCCATGTCCCCACGCTCAACTGCTGCAAGATACTCAGCATCCTGTGCTGTCTCTGCTGTCTTACGAATGCTTGAAGGTTTAGGTTGTGGAATAGATCGTGCGCTATACCAATTGGAAAGATTAGCTGGAATCTCAATCGGATCGATTGCTTCAATATCAGTTAAAGGATATCCATATTTTTTCTCTCCAGGTTTAATATCAAATTTTGTATTTTCTTCAACAAGGTGTTTATCTTGATCTGCCCTAAATTCTTCTGCATTATTGTAAACAATAGGTTCTCCAACATTAGCATATCCAACTAAAACTGCCTTGCCTTTTCCTGTTCTTACAATTCCAACTCTTTTTCCAATAGATGTCTTTAGGCTATTTGCGGGTCTTGTTTCTATTGTTTTTTCACCACGCAAAATTTGACCAGTAAAATCTTGTGTTTTATCATTTATATTTATTCCAACAGAAGGATATTCATTGCCTTGCTCTGTATCCACAGACTTTAACACTCCAGATTCCGTCTCGCGGATGATGCGTTCACCACTCGCAAAGCGATTCATAGCAGTAGAAAGGATAGCCAATGCAGTCCTATCTGTTGTTTGGAATTTAGTTCCAAGGTATTTATTGATCCAACGCTTGATACTATCCAACAATTGCTTCCATTGTGGTTGAGCTTTAGAGTCAGAGATCAACTGCATGAATGCACGAATCTGTTTCTCTTCAATTTTGGTTTCACCAGTTTCGTTGTTGTAAAATTGGTTGATAATCCTATCAGCTTCAGCCTGCTCCTCTGGTGTCATCATCTCCCAGAATTCTTGGAAGTCTGCCCGGAATTGCGGATCACCAAAGATATAATGCCCAAGTTCGTGAGAGATAATGTCTCCGATGTTTTCCTTCTTATCAATGTATGCAAGGTTAAGAATAATCTCGCCTGTCTTCACATCGTATCCGGCTTTAAACTGCAGGTCTGGATCGGTTGTATTGTTTACAATAACAATCCCTTCCGGCATTTCACCGAAGAACTTTGTAACTTCTTTTTCAGCTGCATCAAATGTATATTGATTCTTTTCAGCTGCTACTTTGGGAACGGCAACTTCTGGCTTTTCATTCTTCTGAATCAAGTCGCCAATTACCGACCTTGTAAGCGCAGGAGGAATTCCATTTCCAACAATTGTTTTTGCAAGTCCTTTTGTTCCCTGAGTTTAGCATTAGTTTTCTCTAAACTCTCTTCTATCGTACGCTTTATTTGGAGTTTAGAATTGTTACTCTTGATTTTTTCATCAATGTTTTGCTCTTCAGTTGCAACACTAAC